AAGCTGCAGCACCTGCCATAGGTCCTCCGTAGAAAGTCGCTACTGCTCCTGCACCTACGTCTAGTACACTCTTCCACCAGTCTCTTTCTTCACCTTGTTGATTTTTTGCTTGTAATTGCGCTATATCATAATTTGCATTTAGTGTACCTACACCTCCTACATAATCCTTCCATGCTGTATTTTCTTGTAACATTAAATTATCTAGGTTTAAATCTTTTTGATGTAATCTATTTAAACTACTTTCTAGAAAACCTAATTCGGTTGCTTTCTGTGCTGCATTAATTTTGCCAAAAGTATTCCCCATAGCCATTCTTGTAGCTTCTTCCCTATCTTCGGCTTGGAAATCTTTCTGTAAGTACGATGAATATGAACTGGCATATTGATTTTGACCTTTCCTTTTTGCCTCGAAATTAGCCTTCATTAAATTTTCTTCAAATTGACCCATTCGACTAGCACCTGCACCATACACTTGATTATACATACTTTGGTTAACAGAACCTGTTTGGCTATTCATTGCTCCTAGCTTTCTTAACTGGGCTTGTGTTGCTCCCCTCATTTGTCGTCTAGCTGAAGCTCTATGTGCTGCAATCTTTTCTGAGTCATAGCCTTCTGCCATAGCAGCTTGGGTTCTTAATATATTTTTAATACCCGAATCTTCTAAATACCTTTTACCCTTTTTGACAACAGATTTAGACCAGTCATAACCTTCTGTAAAACTCTCTTTATAATCGTCTATTGCAGAAAAATCTAAAGCAGCATCTAATTTACTCTGAGCTTCCTCGGTGGTTTTCTCCAGTTTTTCATCTTTTTCTTTTAGATCTTTAATACTCTGGGTATGTTCTTTTTTTAGTTCTTCATCTACCTTATACTTTGGTGGCATAATATACTCCTATCTCATAAATATAACTGTTGCTTTAACAGCTCTATTACCATTATTCTTTAAAAATAACTTACGTGTAGTCCACGAAGTAGTTGATTTTGTTATTTGCCCCTCCCCCTCTTGACTTACTATTATATACTTAGAAGGGATAAAAAGCAACTTATTTTGTATTTTAATCTCAGATCTGGGCTTAATTTCAATTTTAGCCTCAAAAGACTCTGTATTGTCTAATAGATCTAACTTAGTTAAACCATTCTTTAACTCTAATATTAAGGATTGTAAGTTCTTGATTACACTAAATTTAAATATCATTCTTTTATCCCCACTTTGTAAGGTATGGCTATTTCTATTTCATAACCAGATAGAAGTACATTTTCAGAGTTATTTTCATTACTTAGGATTATTTTTAAAGCACTAGTTTTTTGGTTAAATAACTTAGTAGTTTTATAAGGTATTATTCCTTGACCCCATATGAAATTATTCCACTTACCTCCATCCCATCCTCCATAAATCTTTTCATCAAAAGGTATGGAAGATACAGATACGGTATTAGGTACAAAGTCTTTTTGTAATTCTAATTGTAGACTATATGTGTCTGTCTCGAAGTCATCTTTAACTTCGGCTGCATAAGTCTTTAATTTTATAAACTTCTTAAATAAAGAAGCTTCTCCCATAGCTTCCCAATGAGTTTCATATGAGAACTTTATAGGTTCTATATGATCATTATATGCTTGAGGAGATTTTTCAGATGCTAATCTATGTAAATAGAAATTACCATCCTTATTTCTAGATCTAAAATATAGATCGTTGTTATGTACAGTAATTCCTCCAGTTATATCTAAACCTTCCCATTCAATCCAAGCTAATCTATATGTATCATATATAAATGTTTTATTAGATATAGTAAGACCATCTTCTTCTTTAGGTATTTGAATTATATAAATATCTTCGTTTGCCCAATAAAATGCCAGAGACTTTTTTAGGTTATAGGATGAGTCTAGGGATAAGAATTCTGGAGATATGGCTACAGTTAGTTCTTCTGGTACATTAGCAGATACATCTCTTTGTGATTGGGTATCTGATTTACCAATAAAATAAATACCTTTATTTGTTAAAAAGAATACGGCTTCCATTACCTCTAATATAGCTTGATGCGCCTCGCCTCCAATCGCCCCTGAAGAGGATATTAAATCTTTACTAATGCTCCAATTAGATAACGTACCTGAGACAGCCCATACAGACTTCTTTTGAAATATATATAAAATACTACCCAAGGTTCCTAAACCTGTAATAACATCTCCAAATTTTCCTTCGGTCACTAGTCTAGTCACATTTCCTGCAGGAAGCATTTCTGGAGAATCTCGTTGCCCGGCACTAATTAATGTTGCATTAGGATCTTGTTCAAATCCTGAATATGCTAATACGTCTTGTATAGGTGTAATATATTTACATATAGGAGGAGGAGCAGGTATGAATCCAAGAGAAGTGTATCTATCAAAATCTCCTAGCCCACCTAAAGCTGTACTGGTCATTATATCTACATATGCAGTTTTATGAAGAACGTCATGGTTGTTTTTGGTAGTAGTATTGGCTAAAGGTATTATACAGTTTAATTCAAAGTATTCTGTTGTATCTATACCATCTCTTAAAATAGTTCTACGAGCAGTTCTATATATTTCTACCTGAGCAGTAGATAATAAAGCATCCTCTAAGACTGTTATACTAGTAAGAGTATCTGGAAGTATGGTACTATATTTCCAAGGAACGCCATTATAATCTTTTACAGAATCTTTATTAAATTCTATATACCAGTCTGAATTAACCTTTTCTATCTTACTAACTTCTGCATAAATAAAACCCTCTATACCGAACATTTCATCTGTACCATATTTATAATGTGCTCCGTTATTTCCATTTATTTGATCTGCCCAGAAGTATAATACATCTCCTACTATTAAATTAGTTAGGTCAATATCTTCGTTCACACTAAAAGTACCTGATCCAAACACATATGTTTGATCCCCACCGCTAGTAAGAGATACTATGTTGTATTCATTTTGATAAGGGCAACCGGGGATAAACATTTGGGTGTAAGCATATTTATCAGCATCTACTGTACCTTCAATTTTTAACCATCCGGGTTTAAATGCATTTTGATCACTTAAATCATCCCAGTAAATTAAAGAAGAATTTTCTTTAATATCACTATTAACTACATTATTCATTCTATCTTTATATCTATATCTAAAAGTATATAAGGTATTGTCAGGTTTATTATTTACTAGCCAAGTTCCCCCACTTATATCACAATCAGCAGGATCATCCCAAAAAGACCAAGTATGGCTTAAAGCATCGCATTCTTCTTTATTATGTCCTGTTACGGTACCAGAACTATCTGTACAATATCCTGTCGTACATACTCCGGCAAGTCCTCCTCCTTTATATATAGGAACAGGTCTATTTGGAGTTGAGCTAGTATTTCCTCCATAAAACCATGAATGAGCAGTTGTACTTCTTAACCCTGTTACGTCTTTTACGGCTGCATTGGGTTTGGAAGGTAAGGTTCGAGGGTTAGATAGACCTGCCCTATAGAATTTTCCCCCGTCATACTTTGCTAAATTATCTACACCATTTGCTATATATAGACAATTTCTAAAAACGGCTGTAGAAGCATTCTCACATTGAGTATCTTTCCATTCGGTTCCGGTAAGATCATATTTACTTAACTCCATATCTGTAGATGGAAGTTCTGAAGATGTAATTCCTTTCATACATGTAAAATCATTTTTAGGTATGTTTTGTTCCTCTAATGGTTCTAAGAATGCTGCCGGAAGTGTTCCCGAAACATTTGAATTTAAAGTTACACTAAAAGGAGTACTTATTGTTCTTAATTCTGTATCTCCAGCTATAGATATATCTAAACCTTGAGGTAAAGCTGTGGTAAACGTAACTAATGTTGTAGGGCTATTATCATATTCTATATTTTCAAGCGAATGTATTATATGATTTGAGTACACTATTTCATGCACATGTATCCCTGTATTCGTGTTTACTTTATCGAAAGGTATGGTTACAGTGTCACCTACTTTTAAAGTATGTCCTCTATATAAAAATAGTTTAAAATCATTTAATTCGGTTACACCATTCTGAACTTCACCTAAAGACCATATGGTGTCGGTACTTGAGTAATTATGATATAAATACTTATCATATAATCTACCATGATCTCCCTTTACAGTACCTGTTCCAGTTCCTTGTGTTGCCTCTATACTTGCTTTTAAAGAGTTTAAGTCCACAGGGCTACCTTCATATCCTGTACCTAAGTCTATAGTAGCTAAAGTTTTATCTGTAGTTGACCAAATATTGCATTTAGAATTAAATTGGGCATGTAAATCTGATAGATAACTGTGCCATTGAGAGTTTATAAAATTTTCTGGAGGTAAATAATCATCCACAATCTTAGATATAACTACTAGAAAATTGGAAGTACCTTGCATACCTACAACAGGTATATACACTTCAAATTCAGCTTCATCCCCTTGTTGTATATTATGTCCGGGAGCTAAAAATAACCCATTCTCGATTGCGTTCTTCCAAGTAAGGGGTCCCCATGGATTATCATCTGTACGGTCTTGGAAGAGTACTTTATTAGGATATAATTTAGCTGTTGCCCTTTTATGCTCTTTTATAACTAATTTTAATCTTCCTTTTTGTATAATTGTTTCTATACTAGGTACATTTTCATGCCCTTGTCCTAGAAGCATCTCATAAGATTGTACTTCAGTAGCTCCTAATATATTTCCTGCAGAATCAGTAATATCTCCATTATATCTATCATATGATATTTTTAATACGTCTTCAAATCTTTTTTCTAGAAAAAGTTTTTTACCTATATTTATTAATTCATCTGTGACATCTCCGTTATATAAATCTATACTACCATAGTTACATAGCCCAAAGCCTCCATTATTATTTTTACTTAGAAGGTAACTTCCCTTCCTTTTAGATAAGGCTTCGGAATCTCTAAATTGTGCATTTTTGAGTCCAGAAGAAAAACCTTCTAATTCTCTTGCTAATTCAGATCCTCGTTTGTTTATTCCTTTAAACTTACCGTATCTCTTTTTTGTTATATGGTCTACCACTACTCAGTACTCCAATCTACCCAATCGGTTAATAAAGGTATATATTGTAAATCATCGCTCATCAGAGCATAACTTGCAACTATTTCTTGTCCCATTACTTGTAATTCTTGCATCATCTCTGTAGAATCTACGGACGAATCTCTTCTTAAAATTTTCCATGAGCAATATGCTATTAAGTATCTTTCCACACTTTCAGGTAATTGACTATGGCTTGTAGAGAAAGGACCTCCTACTATATAATCTCCTTGTGATATAGTTACTCCGGCTTCTAAGGTATGATCTACAACAATATCTCCATTAGTCGTATTATAACTTTCTATTTTAACTTTCTTTGCTTTTAAATTACCATTACTATCTACAATAGATATATAATCATTATTTTCAAATAATTGTAAATCGTAATACTTATCACTTACAAGAGATGTTAGCTTTGTTAGATTTGTCCCAACTTGGGTTGTTAAATGTATAAAACCTCTTCTTAATTCTACATTAGGTAATCTTTCAGTATATATAATTCTTAAATAACCATTTGTACTTGTTTTAGGAGTTAATTCTATTTTACCACTATATCTAACATATCCATTAGGAGAACCTTCTGCTTGGGAACGTCTTTTAAAAGATACTTCGTTTAAGGTATAATAATCATCATCATTTCCGGTTGAAGAAAATTCTACGTGATGTATTTTGTTATCTAAATATATGTTGTCAGGTAATATAAAAGCAGTACTTCCACTAGATATACTATAAAGTTCTTCTGATAAAAATATTTTAGAATGTTTAGATGTAATCATACCTTGTAAGTGAAATTGAGCATCATTTATATACTGTATAAATTCTTCATCTTGTATACCTATACCTTCAGCTACACTTTCGTTTTCTGTTTCTCTTCTTATCTGATCTATTAATTTTTGGACATATCTGCTCATATACTTTCCTTATCTAATTAAAGCTTTATTTATTGTATTTTGTAGACTATCTAAAGCGGATATTTTTCTTGCAGCAAATTTATCATGTAATCTTAATCTTCTGGATGTGTTTCTATCTTCTGATATAGCCTCTTGTTGGTTAGCTAAAACTTTTGCTTTCATTATAGCATCTCTAGCACTTGAAGTAATTAAGTCATTTTTATCATTCATCTTTATCTGTGCATCTCCCCATGAGTTTGAAGCATCTGCTTCTGCCTTCTTCTTAGCAGCAATACCTGCCATTATTCCTTCACCTGCTGCAACCCATTCTGCCTTATCTGCACCTAAGAACTGTTCTTTATTAGGATTCTCTTCTTCCTCGTTTTTAAATTTTAAATATTTGATAACTCTAGACAGTTCCCCTTTTACATCATCCATTTCCATTGTTCTTCTATCATTTATATTTAGATCCTCTTCAAAAATAGGTCTTACTGTTGGTCTGCTACCATTAAGTCTGTCTGTTCTTCTTTTAGAAAGGGCTTCCATATTTAATACTTCTATAGACTCTTCAGGATCTATTGGGATTAAATCTCCACCAGTATACGTTAATGTAGGTTTACTTTTTCCTTGCCAGAAATCGTTTAAAATATCACTCATTATCCTAACCTCACTATATGTAAATATAAAGTGTATGTTTCACTTGTAGAATAATTTGTTATTTTTAATTTATTTAAGTCTTTTCCAAATTGGATTTCAGTACCAGTTATATATGGAGTTAAACCTCCCGTTAAGAAATCTACATCGTGACTTGTTTCTGAATAAGATAACCCTTGTTGACATAAATATATAGTACCTTGCACAATACCAACTCCGCTGTCTTTTTTTAGAGAGTATTGTATGGTTGCACACTGATTATTGGATGTAATTTCTGTATCATCTACAAATTCTATAGAACTAGTAGATAAGTTTACGGATAGAGTTGATCTAACTTCTTGACACACATGAGGTTTTATTTCGACTAAATCACTAGCGTTTATTTTTAAAATTTCAACATTAGTAGAATTAGCTGCATTTCGTCCTAGGAGATAACCTTCATTATTTAATAATAAAGCTAAATCTGTTATAGGTGCTCCCCTTCCTGCTGACACACCATCTGAATGTACGTGATCATGTACAGCTAAAGGCTGAAATGTTCCTAGCCTGAGCGTCTGCTCCCAGTTGGTAGTACCTTTAGAAGGTAGTTGGAGTTGCATTGAATCTGTTGAACCTACTAATATATATGACATCTTATCTCCTAAATTGAACTATATGCAAAAAATATTTTACCATCAGTTCCTAAATTTTTATCGGTTCCACCAATATCTAATCTTACATACATAGGTAATACTACATTCCCTGCCGTAGGGTAGGTTAGTAAGGGAAAAATTTGTGATTCGTTTGCATCAATATCCATAGTGTCAGAATTCTGTATATTAAAACTATAAGAATCCATAAACTTAAACCAATTCTCACCATCACAAGATCCAAGAATTGAAATTATACAACTATTATTACCACTTCCGTTTTTTACAAAAAAAGCTGCATCGTTTGCATGAGCAGGTATCTGAATAGCTGTAGTCCCTTTAATAACTCCCCAAGTGTCACCATTTGCTTCGCAAACACTTTGACTTGCTTCATATGTGTCGTCACTACATCCTAATACGTATTCGCATTCAAAAAATCTGTTTAAAACGCCCATAAAATTCTCCTATTTTTGGCTTCTATAATATAAATCTAATTTACATAATACGCTATCTGTTCCCCCTTGGATACATGTTGCTCTAACATGCGGCAAAAGAGGTGTATCTATTATTGCACATTGACAAGCCGAACCTGCCGTA